ATATCAAAGTTGTCTACCCCAACCGTTGCAATGTGCTTTGCAGCAATCAAATAGGTATCGTCTTCCCCACGAACCTTCTTCTCATATGTTGTATTTTCTTTTCCAAGAAAAAAGTCGAAAGGTGCGAATCCGGTTTCTACGCTATAAAGAGCATTCCAATATTCTGCTAACTCATCTGTCGCAAATTCGACTCCAAACTTCTTAGATTCATTTTCGGGAAGTTTCAAGCAATGGTATGCGGCGTAGTGTCCACATTTTGTACCTCCCCGACGAGAATCCCAATTAGTCGGCCCCCAGAATACTTCATCAACTTCATCTAGGGTTTCAAGAATTGCGGTGTTACCTTTACGTTTCATAATTTATCCTTTAACAACAGAGCGAATTGCAACGAGGTACTCAGCACCGTAATAAATCATTGAGTGCTCAAGTCTAGGCATAAAGATAACTGTAGAGTGCTTATCTAGTCTACAAGTCATCTTTTCCTTGTCTGAATTATACCATGAAAATTGCGGACGCTTATCAGAATATGAATCAATTTTGTTGATTAAATCCACAACGTACATCTGGAAGAATACGTCCCTATCCACATCATCCGTATGCTCGTCAATAGAGGCTCTATGCCATTGAAACTCAATCCTACCCTTACCCACTTCAGCACCACTAGGAGGACTTGCAATGGGCTTTAGGTTAGCAGTAGTTTGATTCAGCAATAACGCAGCATCCATAGCTTTAGTCAAGTTAGGATAATCAGTTGCTTTGACTGGATAGTTCTCGAAGCAATCCTTGTTCATCTTACCTTTAGTGAACAGAGATTTGATTGGTTCGAGTTTCATTTTAGGAACATAATCTTACTTCAACCCAAACTTATCCATAATCTTCCAAGAAATGTGGATTCCGTCTTTGCACTGCCAGTTCTGGTCCGCTTTGTCTTGCTCAATTGCGATGAGAGATAGAATGGTTTGTGCAGTGAGTCGAACCAATTCTTTTTGGTCTACTTTATATCCCACAAACTCTGGCTGACCATCGAACGGGCTAATTTCAAATAATTCTACTTCTGCTTCCGAGATAAGGCTATCAATTGTTTGTGTCATTTTTAATCTCCGGTGTAGACCATATCAGCTTCGTCTTTTCGACCGTCATTGTAGCCTTCACTGTACGCACGGTCAACTACTGTACGAGAAAAGGTTACCCATTTATTAAACTCGGCAAACGACCAGTGACCGGTCTTTACAAATTCGTATGCTTGGTTTGGTGATTCAATCAATTCAGTTTTCATAATTATTACTCTTTGATGATAGGGACACAATAACTGCGGGGGTTGTGGAATACCGACGTATCTTTATCGACCTTTTCAATACACGCTGCTCTTGTTGGGTGCACCTCTACGAACTGTGGCACACAAGCCCTCTGACAAATCATGATAATAAGCGCCCAAGTCATAATAGTCCTTTGAAGTTTAGATGTGCGTATTGTAGCACAGCTTTACCCGATGTAAGTCAAGTCGTCTGGTGAGTAAAAAGATATTGCTGTATTTGTCGTAACTATCATTGTGTTGATTTCCCACCCGGCTTTAGGTACGTCAATAAGTCGCACGATGTAGTGAAACCGATTGTTCCTATCCATAACCAAAGCACCCTGCTTGATTTGGTCAACGCCTAATTGTACATTCGCAAATTGAAGTTGTGGGAGATAGACCAATGTGCCTAACGGATAGTGAATTTCGCAGCAATCGGTGCCAACTTCAACAACAGCAATCCACTTTTGAATGTCCAAAAATACATGGGTGACCCGACCAACTGTCCCTGATGGGGTCAATACGCGATCATTAACTTTGATTTCATGTTTCATAATTTTACCCTTTGTGTTTAGATGCACGAATTGTACTACAGAATTACTCTACAGAGTAATAATTCTCCAAATAATCTTTATGAAGTTCGTGCATGAACAAGAGTGCAAAAACTCGATGATCGTTTACTCGATCTATTTCTTTATGGTCTATTTCACTAAGAGTCCTGAATGAGTCAAACCAACGATCGCCTTCGTCTTTATCTTCGGGTTTAAATGCTTGTCGAAACCCATTTAAACCAAACCAATTCAAAAAGGGGCAAATTTCTAGAATATAGCCGTCAATTCTGGCTTCGAATCGGTCGTTATAGAAAAACTCCGCCAAGCCTAAAAAGTCTGTGTGAACTTTTTGACCATAGCAAGGGTTCTTGATTTGGGTTTCAGTATATTTCATAATAAACTTCCGATACTTTAAGCGATTACCGTGATGCGACCGGGGAATTGATTGTCCATAAAATCATACCCTTCACGAGAAACTGTAAAATTTCGATTATCAGTTACAATTTCTGCCTTACCTTCCCAAACCTGTACAATCGCTTTGCAGCGGTACAGGTCTTCGTCTTGTAGGATTTCGACGACTTTACCGATCATGTAGCAGGTGTCGTTACCTATGAAGTCAAGAGATTTGATTACGTCGCCAACTTTAACTTTTTGCATAATAAAACTCCGGTTTGTTTGGATGTGTGTATTGTAGCACAGCTTTACCGACCTGTGCCATAACCTGACCAAATTTTATTGCCTCTTGAGTAGGTTATTGAAGCGTTGTACTCGAAGCAATCTTTGAAGCATTTGTAGAAGATGTAGATTTTTCCAGTGGCTACTTTATAGCGGCCCATTTCTTTCATCTTCTGTTTATCCGCGCCGATGAGCCGCCATTTATAGAGGTCATAGCCTAAGATGAGTGCTTTGATTGTTTGGCAGATTGCGTAGAGTGTGATTAGGAAGACTAGAAAGAGCGCGATGTTTCCTAGAATGTTTCTGGCGAGAATTAGAAAGTCCATGTAAAATTCCTGTAGGGTTTAGGTACAGGAATTATAGCACACTTTGGTTGGGTTATTAGGCGATGGCAGCGATCACTTGCAAGACAATCATTTGCTGAATCGGTGTGAGGTTAAACGCACCGATGTACTGCGCGAACAGTGGCAGGATAGCCAGCAGGATTGCAAAGACGATGGTGCGAGATTTTAGGAGTTGGATTACAGTTTGCATATGACTACTACGAGGGTTGACTAGAAGATTATTAGCGAAGTTGCTAATAGGGTGTAAGTGGTTTTGTTTGTCATAGATTTACAGCCTTGTTAAATAGAAGCCATTAGCCCCTGCGCCTCGCAACATATAGGCCACATCCTGTACCGTCATCCCAGCAACACCAGTACCAGCACCGACCCAGTTTGCTTTGAACGTTATCACGTCACCAGAAACAGTTGCGCTTAGAGCTACATTTCCAGGGGCTTGGAAACCAGTGCTCAAGCCAACATCAATTCCAGAAGATTCTGCGGTTATGAAAACTTGTGGTAATCCAGTAGTGTTATTTGTAATAAATACCGAATATCGTTGCAGATGGCCGCTGTATCCAAACTGACTTGTGGGTACGGCACTATCCCAAAGGAATAACTCTACTGTAAATACAGAAATCCTAGATGCTGGAGAGGCAAAAGATTTTTGTGTTATTGAAAATAAATCAGTTGTTGTTGCCTTGGCTACGGAAGCCTTAACGCCAAACAAATCCACAGCGCCTACAAACTGTGCAGAATTAGTACCAAGCTGACCACTTTCAAGCAAAACAGAATCATTTTGTTTTTTTGCAAGTGCAGGCTGATTCATTGAGATGTAAGTTGGTCCAGCATGCGTCAATCCTGAAATGCTGGGCTTTACATTACCACCAATTACGCTGACCGAAGCGGAGTCCGAATTTCCAGAAGGGTGATCTAGCGCAATCGTCCCGCCGTTGTACTGAACCACATCACGAAGAGCTAGGTTGTAGCAGTGAGTAGACTGAATATACTCACCAGCGCTCAACATCTGCAAACTACTAATAGTAGTATTTGGGGCAACACCAATTAAAACCGCAGGAACTCCATTGTTTATCTCTGTGTAAGCACCATTGATGTCGGTACCGTCTGCACCAAATCCGCTAGAGTCAGTGGTGAGAAAAATCCCTGCACTTCCGCCAAATCGGGTATCTTGTATCGTTGGAGAATAAATCCTGTTTTTCAAGCCGCCCTTAATAACAAGGCCATTCTTGTTGCTAAAGAATTTAGGCCCGAAGAATCTATTTTCGTTTGAAGATTCTGATGACGTGTTACCGTCTAATAAACATCCAATCGCAGAATCAGAGTACACACAGGCACCGAACAAGCATGAATAAAATTCACCATATTGATGGTAATACCCATAATACGCAGCAATCTTTGCATATTGAAAACTTGAGTCGTACCATTTCGCAGATGTGCAAATAAAATTAACGCCGTAGTTAGTATGACCTGCTGCATCGGTGTCACTTGATGCGCCGAGGGTCCGCCCTACTACGTGAACGTTTCTAAAAGTAACATTCAAAAACGAAAATGAACCGCTGACTGTAGGGTATGTTGCGGAATTTTTGCAGTAGAAAACCTCAGTTTGTGCGCTACTATAAGGGCGGAATATGGCACCCTGCCCTTCAAAATCCATCGAGACTACTGTACCTGAAAAATCAATTCTTCCAAGGTATGTACCGGGTTCCCAAATCAATTTGCCGCCAGTTGCTTTTACAACATCGAAGGCGGCTTGCATGTTGACAGATTGGTCTGTCGTCAATCCCGCGACACATCCGTGATTTGATGCGTAAACAAACTTTCTCAATTGCTCCTCCACCGTAGTAGCAACCGCACCAGTTCCAGCGGGGGTGTAGGTAATGCCTGATGCATCGCTAGTTGCGGTGAGTTCGGTGCTTAATTCAGCAATAGCAGCTTGAACAGTAGTCGCCGCAATGGTCCCTGTAGGCGTAAAACTCACTTTACTCCCATCAACCAACCCAGTATTGCTCACACGGGTTATTTCGGTAATATTGGGCCAAACCCCTTTATTCACGACCAAATCACCACTTGCCGATGTGTTCAGCGTGATGTTATTGTTTGCTGTCCCGGACTGACCGACCTGAACATTGTTAGAAATTATGATACTCATTACATTGGCCCTTAAAGTGTAGGTTTGTATTATTTATTCCTACAAATTTGCCAATGTAATTCGCTAACTAATCAAACAATTTCAATTTTCCTCACATCATAATTATCAAGATGGTGCCGATAAGTATGAATATTATTTTGATTTCGTAATGCCGTGCGCAGCTTCTATTACATGAACTAATTCACGCAAAGTTTCAAACGTTGTGCCATATGCGCTGTTTGCCGCCATGATGCCATCGTTCTTCCAGATTTCATAATCCGTCAGCGGCTTCGCTGGAGGTGCTGCAACCGACTCATGCTTCTCTGCAAACCCATATGTCACCAATGGGTCACCCATACCAGCCGCATAGCTATCCCGGCACATTTGTTTAACCCCTACTTGAGTGGCAAATGGTTGTTGCTGAAACCAATCCTCAAATGCAGAGTTTATGACTTTTAGGTTCGGCGTACTATCCTTATATGTCAGATTCCAGATAACCTTAGTTGGTTCTTTAGTCATCACTATCATACCTTTCACAAAGTCCTTTGTAGTATTCTAAATCATTCTCTAGCGATTGAACCTTAATCTCCAATTCATCTACCAATTCTTCGGCATCTTGGTATCGTTCAATTGCCACGGTGAGGGCATCCCGAAGCATTGATGTTTGCTCTTTAATCGCTTCTTCGGCATCATGCAATGCTTTGTCAATGTTCGGACAAGTTTCTGGAACAAGTCTGTATGATTCTCTATTAGCTGCATGGTTCATTTGTTTCTATTCCTTTCTAGCAATAGGTTTGTATTCTCTATGAGGTCAAATTAACCCAAAGGTTTTCTGTACTGCGTGACTCTTACCAAGACCAACATAGCTATTTTCTTCTGTCATGGATTCTAGCATATTTTTCTGAACATCGCCAATGAACCCCGGAGCGCGTCTAGTCAAAATGAATGAACCTTTCTTCTCATCTGGTTCGTATTCTGTTGGGGTCATATGATAGCCATGTTTGTTTGCAACATGCTTTGCAATACCTTGGTAGTTTCTTAATAGGCTTGTTCTGAATCCTTTTGGAATATCTGTGGTTCCGATAACTCTAACTCGATTACCAGAATCAACCATTGGTTTGATAATATGGAAGGCATCGCTAACCCATTGCACATTTATTGGGTTATCGTGGTTTAGCTTCGTCCCACTTTCATTATTTTGTGTACTATGATGGATTTCCATGCATCCATCTTTATGAAATGTGAAAAATGATGTTCCATCTTTCAGGAAATGTTCTGTTGCATGTTTGTACCCCGGAACATCCCCATAGAACGTCGAATGTGTAACTGATGAAGGACTATCTAGCATCTCCACCAACATAATGTCTTCGTAAATCTCTTTCATACTCATCATATCACTTCACATTGGGTCATCACCATCGTCAGATAGGCGACCACATTGATTTCCCGGTCAACAACAAATGAATTCTTGTACTGAAATTCGGCAGTGGTCAGTACCAATTGTGGAATCGAATCGACCTTGAAAATGTCGTGAGCATTATTGTACAAGAATCGACCAATCCCAACAATGTCTAAGTTAGCCTGACGACCAACCCACTTGCGCAACTCATTCCATTCGGACTTCTTGATGGTTTCTACGAGTTCGTCATAATCTGTAATCTTCTTGGAAATGCTATTCGCATCAAGGTTGCCTGTAGCCGATGATGCCTGTAGTTCATTCAAGACGCTGCGCATGTCCGGGAAATGGCGCTTAACGACCTCTACAACGGCTTTTTTATCGAAGGTGACACCTTCGGTACTAAGTATCTCGAAGCATCGCTTAACAGCCCCTAGCATCAGTTCTTGACGCTCTTCGGATGGGATTTCAAAAGTCACCTTTGCACACCGACTGTGGATAGCCTCTGGAATCTTATTCTCAAAGTTTGCCGTAAAGATGAAAGAACAATTGGGGAATTGCTCTAGGTAGGATTTCAATGCAAACCCAACGGTGTCGGGGACACTATCGAATTCGTCAAAGATGACACATTTGCGTTTGCCATCGAAAGACTTTGTAGAAACGAAGTTTGTGACAGTTGTGCGCAATGTGTCTAGGACGCGACCCTCGTTTGAAGAATTGATGAACAAAACCTCATAGCCAAGTTCTTCACACAAAGCCATTGCAATAGTCGTCTTCCCCATACCGGGGCGACCAACATTAAGCAATGTCGGGATTGACCCCTTGTTGACAAATTCTTGGAACTTTGTCTTAATATCTTTTGGTAAGATGCATTCGGCAACTGTCTTTGGACGGTACTTCAACGCCCAAACCATTTGTGCAAGTTGGTCTTGTAAACTCATTCGGATTCCTCGTCAATACTGCGGATAGTGTATATTGTTGCATCTACAGCCTCTGCCCAATACGTCAGCAAGGTGACCGGGAAAGATAACCAGACCAACGTTTTCACAAACCAACCAAGTTTATGGTTAACACACCATTTAACCCAAGTTCTCATAATTTTCCTTTACAGTTACATTGATTCCGACCTTGGTTGCAATCGCCACCACATCCAGAAGTTTTTGATAGTTTATGTAGCCAGAACTCAACTAGCAATACAACACAAACTAATATAGTCAAGAAGCCCCACTCTAAGAATGTCATAAACATTACGAGAAAGCAATGCCGAGGACTACCAGTGCGAGGGAAACTAGCACTGCGCCAACTAAACTACTATACCCAGTAGATTCCGACCGGAAATGTGTAATAGCGTTGGCGTAATCTGGACGAAGATATGTTTGTCCAGACATACGAGCAAATTTGTAATCAGTTTCTTTATATGCCATATTGAAATTCCTTAAAGTTTTAGTAAGACGAATTATACACTAGATTCTTGAACTGTGCAAAATTTCTTGAAGATTTCTATTTGTTTTTGTCGCATCGCAGCATCGGCAGCATCACGAGCATCATCATCATCATCATCATCATAAGCAGCATGATAAGCAGCATCACGAGCAGCATAAGCAGCATTAGTAGCAGCATAAGTAGCAGCATTAGTAGCAGCCCAAGCAGCATCATAAGCAGCAGCATCATAAGCAGCATCATAAGCAGCCTTCAATTCTTCTACAGTAGCATCACCATGAGCAAACTTCTCCGCTACATCAAGTGCAGCAATACTCCTAGGGTCTGTCATCAAGTGCTGCACTTCCCGAGCGAAAGCAACCGCCATCAACCGCTTCTCTTTATCAAATCCATCTACAGCACGTAGGCACCACAAAGCATCGTCGAGTCCATTGCTTTCAAGTATAGTCAACAAATCCAGTTCAACATCGTCTGCACAAGTTTTGCCCAAGTGCTTCAATAACTTACCCCAACCATCTTTACAAGGGCTTTGTTCACGGATTTTGTTCAAAGTAGTTTTCATAATCATTCTCCAATAGTGTAATCAATTTTCTTGATAGAGGTCATCTCGATAGCCGCCATACAAATTCTACAAGGTTTTGCCAAAAGTGGCCTACCATCTTTTCCATAACGACTTACAAAAATTCGGTACGCTTTATCCCAATCACATTTCACCAATGCCGCAATTTCCGCATGCATAAAGTGCTTTCCCGAAATACCTACACGTTCTGCAATTTTTGCTTGGAGCGTATGTGTCTTTGTGTAGGAATTTTGCCCCGTACTTAGGACTCTACCACGCTTATCGTAAACTATTGCAGAAATGATTTGGGGTTTCGTGATAGATTCTCCTAAGATTGTCGTTAGAAGAATTGTACCACAGTTTATTCGACAATTCTTGCAAACCCATCTTTTTTTGTAAACTTGATGTGTGACTTGCACTGATGAACTACTTCAGGATTATGGCTAATCACAAAAACGTTCTTGTCGGAGTATTCCGTATCTACCAGTCTGAACAATGACTGCACACCATCGGCATCTAATGCGCTCATACCAATTTCATCAAGAATCAGCAATGATGTGTTAGCACCATCTCGACCCATCAAAGCATTCCATGCAAAGATGATTGCTAAGTTCATTCGTTCGCGTTCGCCTTGTGATAAACTCTTGTAGGAAAATTCATCGGCATACCGACCAATAAGACTTTCTTGAAACTCGCTATCGAATTGGATGCGGACCCCAAAGCCAATAGTTTCTAGTAGCTGGTTAATCTTCGCATTCAATGTTGGTAGGAAGTTTTCTACAACACTTGCCTTGATTCCAGAATCTTTTAGCAAGTCCACAGCAATCTTGAATTCCTCTTGACGCACCAAAGCAGCATCAAGGTCACTAGAAAGGCGGTTAAGCAATTCTTTTTGCTCGGTTGTGTCGATAGTGGTCGTAGAGAATTCTTTGCGTTTAACGGCCTCTGCTTTAAGGAACTTTGCGCGAGATACTTCATGGGTGATCTTTGCCTTGACTCTCTGTGCTTCTTCTTCTAGGCCGGTGACCGTGGTGATGTTCTGAACATTCTCTTTCAGGTCTTCAGTCAAAGATTCCAGAGTTTCTTCTGCTTCTTTAATCACACTATCGAGGGATGTGATAGTTACTTTAGCAGTATTGATGTGGTCTTTGCGGTGAGCCTCGGTCATCTCCGTCTTGCATGTGGGGCAAGTAGAGTTTGCTTTGTAGAATTCCAACGTCTTTAGGACGGTATTGCGTTCCCTTTCAGAATAACTTTTATCCGCCTGCACCTTTACGATTTCAGCACGTATAGAATGTGTGAAGATTTGGTCAATGCTGAATGAATCGATTTGCTCAACCAATCCAGTCAAAGTTGCTTTTTGTTCCTTGACAGATTCCAGAATTTTCTCAATGTCTGTATTGATGTTTGCTAGTTCTTTGTCGATGGTCTGCTTGATGTACTCGTTGCTGCTTTCGGTTGCTTCGATGTAGGATTCTGTCTTTGCAATCTTTGTGTTAATCTCGGTCATACTGGCATTGTGCGCAGACAACTGGGATTTGATGATCTTGTTCATATCGGCAAACACAGATAGACCCAAAGCGTCTTCAACAAATTGTCGGCGCTGTGCTTTGGTCATCTCCATGAATGGGGTGTAGTTTGCATAGCCTAGTGCGATACTGCTACAAAACATTGCATGGTCGAATCCTAGGATTCCGTCCAAGGTTGTTTGCATTTCACTTGCAGAAACTTCTGGCAACATTTGACCAGACTTTTCGATAGTGAATACATCAGGCTTGATGCCACGAGAAACTTTATATGGAGTCGAACCAATGTCAAATTCAACTACGACTAATGCGGCCTTACGGTTGGTCGTGTTGATTAGTTCGGACTTATTGATTCCACGGAAAGATTTACCAAAAAGCGCAAATGAAACGCTTTCTGAAGTTAGTGACGACTTACCTACACCATTCTTCCCGGTTATGGCGGTGGTTTGTGCCCTATCCAAGAGAATTGTGATAGGGTTGTCACCGACTGTTAAAAAGTTTTTCGATGAAACTGATTTAAACTTAATCATTGGTTATGTCCATAGGTAATCGCGCAGTCTTACGATAGTTGTAAGGTGTCGTGTTTCTTCGTTGCTGCGAGTTTCAATTATAGCACGAATCGCAGTATAGTCTTCTGTTGATTCGTATGGGTCTGATAAAGTTGGTCGCAGCTTTGCATAGTAGTATGCTTCGATAATGTCATCATAGTCTTGTTTACCCGCTTCGTTAGCATGGCTTTTTTGGTGCAGTAACCAATCAACCCCAGTTTCGTAGCTAGGAACACCACAAAATTGGTTCATATGTTCACATTCAATCTCAACAAAGTCGATAAGTGCCGTGAACAGTGCATCAGGGATTCGTTCGCATAAGTCGTACCAGTCTCCAATAGAACCATCAGTGGTTCTTAGCACATGGGTCTTTCTACGGAAATTGCACAGCTTGTATCGAACTGTTCGCAACGTAATCAAATCTACAAATGATTCTTTGAATAACCCCATGTTAGTTATAACTTCGATGAAATAATAGCCAATAGCAGAATCTTTCTTAGATTGCGCATCAAACACTTTCCAATCTTCCCACGATAATGATAGTGGGGTTGGTTGCATTCCAAATAGCTTACGGATGTGCGGTTCTAGTTTCATAATGTTTCCTTAATGTTATGAGAGGATTCGATTGCTCTTATTAGACGGATGACCCAAGGTTGTACACCCTCCCACTCGAACGAATGGTCGTGCATGACGTACTTGGTAATTTCATCAATCTCTTTTGCCGATAGTGGCTTTACATGGGGTTGGGTCAATGTGCTTCGCAGTGCGTTGATAGCACCAACATCGACTTTACCTTTGCCAAACACATCTTCAAGTGTTTCTAATGCTTGTTGTATGATAGCAACATCTACCAAAATTTTGCTCATAATAATCCTTCAAGAGTTTTTGATAGCATTGATTATATCACACACCCGTCGATGAGACCAATCTGGGTATTCAAAGCCTTCGATAAAATCGTTCATTATGGTTCTAAAGTGCGAATTGTCGTCATACAAATCAGAAACCTTGGTATGGTTGTTGAATTCTTGTAAGTAATTTATTGCGCGATATTTATTCAAAACTACGGGGTTTGTGTCTGGGCGAATTCCCGCTTCAATAGTTTTCATAAAGGCTCCTAAAGTTCGATAGACGAATTATACAGTAGTTTCCTACACCTTGCAAAACTTTTTAAAGATTTCCCTGCTATATCAAAAGCGTATGCGGTTTGCATATTGCATACACAGTTTCACACAAATTAAATAGGATATGGCATATTCAGGACAGTTCTACCCAAAATTCCCAAAAAAGTACAAGGGGAACCACACCAACATTATCTGGCGGTCCTTATGGGAAAAGGCGGTCATGCACTGGTTCGACGAAAACCCATCTGTGGTAGAATGGTCATCCGAAGAAATAATTATACCATACATCTGCCGCACCGATAACAGGCAACATAGGTACTTTTGCGACTTTCTGGTAAAATTCACAAGTGGCATCACAATGCTAATTGAAGTCAAACCAGATAGCCAGATAAGAAAACCAGAAGTGATCGGTAAGAAGGTTTCCAAAAATTTGATAGAATCCGTCACTACCTATGCAAAAAATGTGTCCAAGTGGGAAGCCGCAGAAGTGTACTGCAAAAAGAATGGGTGGACTTTTCAAATTTGGGGAGAAACCGCACTAAAGCGCATCGGCATCAAATACTCGACCAACCCGACCAAGAATAAATAGTAGATGATTACAGACCAAACAGCAAAGCCTCATCAGCCTAAGAATAGAAACCCCTTCCTACACGCACATCAGGAAGCGCTTGCTGCTGGTCAATTAGGGGCTAGGACGCAACTTGCAATGAAGTGGTATAAGAACTTCATCAGGCAGTATAAGAACCCCATATCCACACAGAACATGAAATCCTACTTAGGAGATTCTGCTTCTAGGGGTATCGTCAAGATTGGTCACATGTATTGCTATGCATACGACGCAAAGACTAAGGATGACCTCCCATTTTGGGATGCGGCACCTATGGTGTTCCCATTTCGAGATGCTGGTGATAAGTTCTATGCAATCAACTTACACTACGCACCGCCAGATGCTCGGATTTTGATTATGTATGGTCTATATAATCTTTTGTCGGACACAAAGATGAATGATCAAACTCGACTTAGGTTGTCTTGGGGATACCTACAGAGGCTTTCGACACATTGGTTAATTGCTCCGTTGGTACACTGCTACTTGAAGTCCCATGTAAGAAGTCAATTCATTCACATCCCCGTTACAGATTGGCAGACTGCCATGTTCTTGCCTACACAAAAGTGGCAGAAGAAGTCGTCATCATTCGTGTACCGGGAATACAGTAAGAAAATCGGGAGAACTTTCCAATGAGCGCATTCAACGCCAAAGACTTTCGCAGTCACCTAGCAAAAGGTGGCGGTGCCGCGCAGGACAATCTTTTCGAGGTAGTCATCGTACCACCATTAGTAGCACGAGTAGCCACAAGTGGTTCTATGTTGTGGGGACAAGATGCATCACAAGTATTGACGTTTCGGGCACACATCACAGACATGCCAGCGCGGAACCTAGAATCTATTGATAGGCGATATGCAGGACCAATGCGCAATGTTCCTGTAGGCCACACCTACACAACTTTACAGATACAGTTCATTGAGGGTGCTGATAGAAAAACCCGAGACACACTAGACAAATGGCAATCTGCTATAATGGATAGTCAAGATGGTTGGTCGGTTCCTTACTACAATGAGGTTGTCGCAGAGTACATTGAACTAAGACTATTCAACAGGAATGCGGGGAATTCTGAAAAGGGGAACCCGGCGGCAAAACCGGCTGCTGTATATAGATTTTACGAGGCATATCCAATCACTATTGGTGCGAGTCAATTGACATGGGATAGTAAGAACCAGATTATTTCCGTTCCGGTTGAAATGGCTTTCCATCGTTGGGAGGCTATCGAAGTTCCTAAGCAAATCTACGGAAGTTTGGCTATCAACGAAGGGCCGGAAGTTGGTAGAAGTTTGTTTGATGACATTCGCGCAGGTATCAAGAAGTTTCGAGATGTTGTACAAACGGTCAACAATGTAAAGACTAAAGTGAATACGGTTCGCGCACAGATTAAAGATGCGCAGCGACTCGCAGATCAGGTTAAAAAGTCTTTTACAAACTTGTCATTCAAAGACCTAAATACAACAGCAGAAGGGCTTACCAATATCGGCAGAGTCTTCGAGAGTTCTTCGACATTTGGCGAACGAGTACAGCGAAGCCCGGTCTTCACAAGTGCAAGCCAAAAATTTGTTGAAAAGATTAAACCAAAATTTTGATTAACCTAGGATTATTATGAAACTACCTAAACGCGATTTGCCGGAGTATGAAACCACTTTACCAGTAGCAGACTTGGTTGTCAAGTACCGTCCATACACCGTAAAAGAACAAAAGATTATGATGATGGCGGCGGCTGGCAATGACCCAACCGAGATTGTCAATTCTATCAAACAAGTCATCGAAAACTGTACCAATGTCAATTGGGATGCGTTGTGTGATGCGGATTTTGAATTCTTGTTTACTCGGCTAATGTCAGTTTCTATATCGAATGTGGCGGCAGCAGAATTTAGTCATGATTGTGGTACGGATGGTTGTCCGGCTACGCACCAAACATCAATCAATCTAGACAACATTCAAGTGATTGGCCTAGACAAACTTAAAGATAAGTATGTCCGCCGCAAGAACTATTGGGTGGTCCCGTTTGATGAAGAATCTGGTATCTGTATGAAGCAGACACTTTCGATGACCAATCAAAATGAAACTATCTTTAATTCTGTGGTAAGCATCTATGATGCCGATGGGGTCTATGATGAATTCAATGAAGAAGAATTATCAGAGTACCTAGATGGTTTACTCAATGAAGACTTCGAGAAGATTAACGAGTTCATCAACACACAGCCATATTGCTTCACAAACGCAACAGCAACGTGCACAAAATGTTCTAAGAAAATTCAAGCAGACCTCAAAGGTGTCCTAGATTTTTTCGTATAACTGTCGATAGTGGGGATTTGTTTACCCATTACCGACAGGTCGCACAACTACTTAAAAACAAATACTTTAGTCTTACCGAATTAGAAGACATGATTCCATTTGAGCTAGGTGCTTACGTGGACATGATAAACATTCTAAAGAAGGAAGAGAAAGAGCGTAATAAAGCTATGTAAGGTTACGCCATAAATAACCCATAAAAGGTAAACTATGGCATCACTACGCAAAGCAAAACGCAGGACCACCGCACCCACAAAGCGGGCTTTTAGCATACCAACATCTAAGGTTGGTCGTGCTGCTATGGTGGTTCAAGATGTTGCCATAAAGCGCGAAACTGCTCTATCAAATAGTCGTGAGATTGTACCTGTTGGCGATGTGGGCCACGATAGACAAACCGAAAAGAATCAAGCACAAAGTCATGAATTAGTCGTTCAGCAAAAGGCTTTGGTATCTGGAATCGACAAGCAGCTTTCAAAACTTGCTTCGATAAACACCGCACAAAAGTCAACTAATTCTCTTGCAGATGCAAGCCAACGGTCTGCGGAGTGGGCTTCTTCCGAATCGTCTAAGTTTTCTTCCAGTGCGACCACGGTACTATTCCCAGAAGATTTAAAGAACATTCGGAAAATCATCAAGGAAGAACTTGCTTCTGCTGGTGGTTCTGGTGGGTTTAGTTTGCCGGGGATGTTGCCTAATAAGGGTGGGACACCAAAGCCTACACCCGGCACTCCTACACCGGGGGCACCTACTCCGGGGGCACCTACTCCCGGTACGCCTACACCCGGCAAGGCAATCCAGCTTGGTAGCAAGTTCTTAAAAGGTTCTTTGGTCGGTGCCGCATTCGGCGGTGGTATGGCGCTGTATGACAGTATTACGGAATCCAAGCAGATAGAAGAACAGTATAGGGCCGGAGAATTATCAAAAGAAGCAAGAGATCAGAAGCAAAAGGAATCAAACTACCGCAATGGTGGAAAGGCCATAGGTTCTACATTAGGTGCTGGATTAGGTGCCCTCACTGGGCCTCTAGCATTCCTAGCTGTACCAACACTTAGCTACCTTGGTGGTATTGCTGGTGAAAGTGCCGGGGATTACTTCTCGAAGACCCCGGTTGCAAGTGCATCCGAAGCTATGGTTAGCGGTGGTTCCGTGCAGATGAAAGACGTGAATAAAAAGTCTACCGAACTTTCCAAAGATAGTAAAGATGCCGTAGACGCTATCACTAAAGTTTCCGAAAAGTTCGACATACCTAAAAACGAGATGTTGACTGCCGCTATGCAGGAATCTTCCCTAGACTCAAATGCTGCACCAAAGACCAGTGCTGCTAGGGGGTTGTTTCAATTCATTCCAGATACATGGAATAAGTTAATAAAGAAAAACAAAGACATAGCAACCCAATATGGTATTGGTGAGGCTATTATATCGGGTAAGGATGACCGTTTAGACCCACTTAAATCTTCTGTGATGTACGCATTATTGCGTAGAGAAAACATACAAATTTTGGGAAAACTTACAACGGGTAGTAGGGACGTGGACTTGTATATCCTACACCTATTCGGAGCAGGTCGAGGCAAAGCTGTCATAGGCGCGTACATAAATTCACCGAGCGATTCTATTAAGAAGCACATTGGCGCAGACCAATACACCGCAAACCTTGAAATAGTTTCTCGCAAGGGTGTTGCCTTGTCAGTTTCCGAATTTGTTGTAAACATCGCAGCATTGTTGAAGCGCCGTGGTGCCGAAGTGCGCAAGAAAGTAGAAAAGATGGATGAGGTTGATAGTGGGACTAAAACTGGCTCAGAAGGGTCTGTAGACGTTCGCAAGGGGGTAGATACGCAATCATCCTCAAATGCTGCTGGAGGGGCTAATACTGGCTCTGGTTCGGGGGTTGATAAGGCCAATGGGGATAAGGTTGTAATCAACAGTGGTGTAAGGTCTAATAAAGCCACCAACGAATCATCTAGTGGTGCCGGAACTGGTGCGACTGGGAACATCGGGAAGAATAACCGGGTTGGTGGTGTCGGGGTCGAATCATCCACAAGACCAGATTTGCGCAAAAAACTTAATGATGACCGATTATCTCAAACTGCTGCGGTGAATGGCGACAGTGGTTCTGGCGGTTCGCATATCATTATCAACAACCAACAATCTGCGCCAGCACAGCAAAGTGGTATGAATAGTTCTCCAGAAAAATCTGCATCATTGTCAACAAGAAACAACGATAGCTACTACAGTGCCATGAAAGCTATCGAGATGACTAGACTATCATAGAAAAAGGGGCCGAAGCCCCTTTGTTTAATCCATCAAACTTTTCAGAAAAGCAATATCTTCGTCTTCTTCCACCGGAGCAGGCTTAGATACAGACTTTGCGGCAGGCTTGGATGCCTTTGGTGGTGGAGTCTCTTCTAGTTCGGGAACATCGTCAAACGATTCCGTTGGTCGCACAACCGGCTTTGGTTCTTCTTCCACCGGAGCAGACCAACCTTCAACAGTTGGAATACCAGAACCTACAGACAACCCAAGAACTTCTACAAGGCGCTTCTTCAATTCGTCATCAGACTTGAACTTATCTTCAGAAATGAATTCTTTGATACTGTAGCATTGTTTCCACAAGGCCTCAATCTGCTCGTCATCACCAAGTTCGCTAGGTGCCTTGAATGTGGACTTCTCGTAAGATGGTACTAGGATTTGCTTACCATTAGAACCCGGAATAGTCTTACCGTACATCTTGATAACGAAATCCGCACCTTCCCAAGGGTTGAACACATCAATAGGGTCTGCTTGGTCTAGGCTATCTTCTGGTGGGAACATAGCGTTTTCCCAAAGTTCGTTAAGCTGTGCGCCATACTCGAACAAGAAAACTTTGCCATTGTTTTCTGGGAATGCCGGGTCATTCTTGACCAACACGTTCGTATAGTATTTCACTTTACGCTTCATTGGCTTTTGCAAAAGTCGGTCAGATTCGATGCCAGAATTGTACAGACGGTATCCCAACGAGGACATACAATCGCGCTTACCAATGGTACTCAAAGAGTTTTCGATGTACCACTTCCCATTGCTGCCTTGGAAGGCGTGAGAATAGACTTTAACGAAGTGATCGACTTCTCCATTAGGTGCAGGCATTGGGCGAATGATTGCACCGCCAGTTCCCTTTTCCTTGTCGAAAGTTGGCTTCCAAAAGCGGCTATCTGCCGCTGGCTTTGTTGACTTGCTTGCTTCGACAGATTGCTTTAGACGTTGCAAGTTGCCGGACATATTTTTGCGCAGTGATTCTAGTGACATATAAATTCCTTAATTAAAACAGTTTTGTAAAGTTGATACCAGTGTAGTTTGATTAGTGCAGTGT